TTCCGCTCATTAAAGATTGGCATCCGCGCATCGCTTTGACGCATTAAATTGTTATCTACAGCATCCGCCTGTGCTTGCGTCATATCAGAAAAGTGTTTAGCTCGCTGATCAACAAACTCAGAAGGAGTCTTACAGAGTAACAATCCGCCAATCTCAATGCTGTCTTTAAAACGGCTATTGGGATCAACTAGCAGTTGAAATTTAGGTTGCTCTTCAACAGTAACTACCTCCCAACCTTCGCGCAATTTAGCGGAGAGGTTACGAGGATCAGCATTGTTCAAAGTAGAGACCCGAATCCATCTGTACGCGTAGCCCGGAGTCTTATCTGGCTCCGGTAGAAGTTCCGCCTGCTGCCACTGCTTGGGGCGCTCTTGGGTAGTTCTATTTATAATCTCGCGTTGTAATCTGCTTTCAGCCATTTAGGCCTCCAATTTCATAAGTTCACGAGCATATTGCTCGTTGGTTAATCCAAATTTCTTTGCCAAGCCCACCTGCGTCTTAGAAAGAACCACTTTTTTAGGAGCGGTGCTCCGTTTCGCTGGCGCGACTACCGTGCTTGGTTTTGTACGTTGAGGTCTTTCGTCCCCATCGTTATTAGAAGAGCCACCAAATTCTTCTGGGAATCGATGTTGTACTTCTTTATCTATCGCTGCATAGTACTCATTAGTACCAATGAAGCCTCGACCATATTTAGTCTCTAAGTCTTCATGAACACCTTCAGCATACCTGCGCATAGATCGTTTATTCTGGTCAACGAACCATGGGTTTTTTGACACCCATGACGCAACTTTTGGGTCCATTTGAGGGTTTTGAGACCTCTGTGGTGCAAGTTGTACATCATTTTGATCATTTTGTACAGTGGGTCTGAAATTTTTTGCTTTATCAAGCTTAAGCTGAGCACGGATCATTTCCTGCTGAGCTTCTAAAAGTTTGTCCGAATCCCCTGAATCGTATGCATCTTTATAGTTGCGATTAGCCTTCTCAATCTCCATTTCAGCGGAGTTTTGATAGGTGGAAATAAGTTCTTTTTCCCCCGTATGCAAGACAGATTTTAACTGGCGATTCTCGTCAAGAATACGCTGTGCAACGGATAAAGACTCTTGTTGCTCACGTATTGCAGCCTCTTTCTCTCTACGCTCGTCGTGCCAAGCCTTCTTGTACTGCTTAAATTTAAGCTTTACGTTATGAGAGTAATCTTCAGAGTCATCGGCCTTCTCTAAGTCTTCTTTAATGGACTCGGGAAGGGGTTCTATGAACCTATCTTCAGGGGGAGTATCGTCTTGTACGTCAACTTTAATGTCAACTTCATCGCCCTCAATCGAGATATCAAGAGTATCTTCGGGTTTACCCTTATCTTGCTCGTCAGGGAATTTATAGCTATCGCTAAATTTAGGCATGTGCGCTCCTTATTTGCGTTTTATGCCGCGTGGATCGTCAACAATACCTTCTACAGTATCGTCGTTGATGATGCGGAACTCTCTACCGTGGATGACTAATCGTGAGCCAGCGTAAGGCCGGACCAAGACAAAGTCGCCTTGTTTACACCAAGGTCCCGTTGGGAACTTTGTTGTATCTTTGTAACAGTCTGGGCCAAGCTCAACTACAAACAAGACCGTTGTGAGGGTCTCTTCGTTGCGCATGGTTTCGTCTGCTTTTATCAAACCAATTTCGCTCTCTTCAAACTGCTTTTCCGCTTCCGGAATTGCGCAAAGAATGCGATAGCCTGTTGGCTTTGGTAGTTGTTTTGCTTTCTCTTCCGCTTTTTTGTGCATCAGTGCTGATAAATCAACGACCTTGCTCAAGTCCAGCGTAGGTAAATCACTCATCCGAGTTCTCCATATTTTTTGTCAGGTCTGCGATGTTTCTGCGAGCTGTGAGTAGACCTGTGATAACCCCACATTTATTGCAGTACTCCTCGTAAGACTTAGCAGATTTGGCTCCTAAGTCTTCTTCGATTTGTTTGATGCTTGCATCAATTTGCTTGACCAAAAGGTCCAAGGCTTGTTTAGTTTGGTACATCAGTCACCTTTCTTTGGCCTCTGTTGTTTAGCTCTATTCTCCGCTTGCATCTGAGCAATTTCTCTCTGGCTAGCCAGCATCATCTGATGCTTCTGTAAGTCCATGCCGGTTGTAAAGCCAGCTTGCTCATGCGTGTGATCACGTTGCTGTTTATCAGCTTGCGCTTTCATTGCAATCTTCACGCCTTCAGTCTCTTGCTGCGCGTTGATCCGCTCTCGCTCAATCTGCATCTGAGCTTGTTTGAGCATGACATCTGCTTGATCTTTAGCTGCCTTGCGTTGTTGCTCTTGAGCTTTAAGTTGAAGTTCTTGCTGCTGCAGTTGAATAAGCGGATCTGCTTGCATCTGTTTATTTTTCTGCTGTTGAGCTTCTTGCTGATGCTGTTGCAAGAGCTGTTGTGCAGCCTGCGCAGCCATCTGAGACACCTTGACCTCCATTTCTGGAGACATATCAACTTCATCCGCATCTTCGTTGTATGGAGGCAACGTCTGACCCATAGTTTCTTCAATCTGTTTGCGCATCTCCATACCCAAATGCTCAGCAATGTGAGCTGAACCTGCGGCCATAAGCTTTTGCATTAATTGAGGGTTCTGACCAAGTAAACTCTGAATATTAGGATCTTGAGCCATAGACATGTGAACAGCGATATGAGCTTTGTGGTCTTGATACAGAAACGCCTTGACAGGTTTGCTATTAAGCATGTTCTGGTTCTCTGTGACAGGGTCACGAGGTTTCATATCATCTTGCATTGGCACAAGTTTCTGGTAGTTCTTGATGCCAAGCACGTCTAACATCTGACGATGCAAGAGAGGCAGGTCATACAACTGAGGAGCTGTCTGAGCCAATTGAAGAGCCGCTTGATACTGAACAACTTTCTGAGCCATCGTCGCAGCGTTAGGATCACTCACTGGGATGACATCGACCATGTCATAGTCAGACTGCTTAGCCCTACGTCCGCCTTCAATTGGCTCATAGCTGTAGTCTGCTGGCGTGTAGTCACGGATGATTATTTTTAAGAGCTTGAACTCTTGTTTCATCGAGTAGTGAATGCGAGCCTGAACAGCCGACATTGTCTTGAGTTGCCTCTCAAGAATAGCCAGTGTCGTGCCCACGGGAGCCTGCGCTGACATATCTGATGTCTGCAGCTCTACAGCACCCGCAAACTTGCGGCCTTCTTCTATGATTTGATTCAACAGAGCTAACAGAACTTGGCTTGGCTCTTTGTACGGCAGGGGCATGATGTTGTCACGCATCGTGCCGCTAGGAACATCTACATCACGGAACTCGCCGGGGGATATTGGGGTGTCATCACCTTTGGTGCGAAGTCCTCTAGTCTTAAAACCACCGGGGAGGTTTGCCAAAGTTCCAGCATCAACCAACTGACGAAGAATAGAAGTACCAGATTTAGCAAAAGCACCAATAAGGTGGACAAGGCCAAAATTATAAAAACCGAACCCGGGAATATAACCGTAGTGGACGAAGTGCGTGCGTTTCTGGCAGAGTTCGTCGTCTGGCTCCCAGTTGCGCCGGATCGCAAGGATGTTCGTTGTACCCTTCTCAATCGTGACGATGTATGGGAGCGCAATCCCCGTCTCTTCGCCGCTGTCTTCGTCTTTATGCTCATAGCCTTTGAGGTCTAGATCAACCTGCATCTCCAAGAGTTTAAATCGGTCATCCTCCGTTGCACGAAAGCCCATTTTCTCTGCAATGCGCTTCTCTACTTCGTCCATTGTCTGAGTTGGTTCACCCAAGTCAATATCACGGTAAAAACCTTCATGCTGTAGTCGCTTAAGATCATTCTTGTTCTTGCGCATGACGTGTGTAATACGCTCTGCATCAGCAAGGCTTGATGCACCGTATGGTACGAGGACATCTTCCGCTGGCGCATACATAGATACCTGACGACCAAGGGCTGGGTCGTAGTACACTTTCTTAAACGCATTACCAGCAAGGCCCAAGCCCCAGAGCATGCGCTCATGCTCGGGTCTGTATTCTTTCATCACGTCAGTAAGCTGGTAGTTCATGTCTTCTTGAACTCGCTCCGCCGCGTCTTTCTTATCAGGGGTTTCTTTGCCAATGATTTTTGTCTTAACAGGCCCCATTGCAGGGAATGTCTCCATCATGGTCTCAGCTTGAAACTTTACTACGGCTTCAGTTAAAAGTGGGTGGTACACACCACAAGCGCCTGCCCACGGCTCTGTTCTTTCTTCCATTTTTAAACCAAGTAGCTCAAGACCGTCAACATAGGTCTGTACCCAGTCTTTGCGAGAAGACACATCAGTGTCAAAGTCTCCAATTAACTCTACCGCAAGTGAGGCAAGAACATCATCAGAGATGTCTTCGGCTAAGTTTTTACTAAACTCATCATCGTCCTCTGTTGGCTCAATCTCAATTTCTACATCCCCAGCCTTGATGCGTACTGACTCAGGGTCTTCAATCTCAATCTCAATTGGCTCTTCTTCTGCCCCCAACTGATCCAGTCCTTTGGGAGCCTCGTACAGAGCCTTGTCCATATTTGTCGCCATGATCTATCCTTAGTAGTACGCAGCCTTCTTGCGGTACGATTTTAAAAAATTATCTTCCGGCTCGTCTGTCGGAAGTCGTAAAAACCCACCCTGCCGGAATCTTAACAGTGCAAGGGTTGTAGAGTCCACCAAGTCGTCATTAGTGCCGGCTGGGAAGTCGTTGCACTCTTCTATGACTTCCTTAGCCCACCTGCGGTCGGGAGCAAACACAATACCTGATGCAAACAAGTCAGACACTGCGTTTACACGCGCTATTTTGTCTTGTCCTTTGCCCGGCGTAAACTCCCCTACAGGCACGCCCAT